AGAGAAAAAGTGTTTATCACAAAGCTCTTGGTTGTAATGTTGGAGCTCTCAATGAAGATTCGATTTTCAAAAGTTTACATTGTCATGTTCATGGCAAGAAGTCTCCCATAACGCAGAGGGAAGCTGCAGCAATAAATATTGGAACTGCTCTTGATGAGTGGTTTTGTCACGGACCTGAGGTTTATGAATATCGTCGGGTCCAAATGGTAGAAGTTGCAAAAAGAACTGAGCTTCTACACATGGTGGACAATCTCTTCTTTTCTTATGATGAGCGCGTGGAGTTGTGGAAGCAGAAATACTTACACAATGACTCCAATTTCGAGGAAGTTGAAATCCCGGAATTTGAAGCTCAATCAGGTCACGAAGACTTGTATTCACCAATCCGTCCTGTGGAGACGTTAAACCCACGACCGGCACCTCCGAACCGTCATAAAAGAGGAGATGCAGTTTCAAATCTGCTTCCGATGGTAAGCAAAATTGACATCAGTGGTTGGTTACCATCATTGCCAGAATATCGCGCATTTGACGATGATAGGCTCCACTGTTGTACAGGAAAGCGTGTTAAGGAGTCTTTTAATCACATGACTCCCCGTAAAAAACATAAAGGGATTGGAACAAATTTTTCTAAACAATTTAAAAACAAGAAACACGATAATGGTGGATTGGTAAGTCCACCAGAAACAAAAGACCCACCGCGGGAAGCATCGGAGATGTTTGTCCCGGAACCACCACTACGTTTTGAAACGCATAGTGGTATGCAACAGTCTGACGCCATGAATACTAATGCCGCTACAGCTGATTTCCATGATGTACCCAATGATTACATGGAGGATATGAAACCGTATACCGATTCAACTCGGAGTTCGGGGGATGCTACGGATGCTCCTATCCAGGAGTTTTTCAAGCGTCCAGTTCTCATTGATACTTTTGACTGGGACATTAATACTACCGTTAGACATCAGACTAATGTGTGGGCACAGTACCTTACAAACCCACGTATTTCAAATCGCATAAATAACTACAAACTTTTGCGGTGCAGTCTACATGTCAAAGTCACAGTCAACGGTAACGGATTCTATTATGGTAGGATGATTGCTGCATATAACCCTAGTCAATCCCAAGACGGTTTCTTTAGGAATGCCACGTCACTGGATCTAGTTAGCATGAGTCAGATGCCCCACGTATTTATTGATCCAACACATTCAATGGGAGGTGAACTCTTGTGCCCTTTCTTTTATCCATATGATTATGTTGACACCTTGGACGTTGACTGGTACCAATTGGGATCTCTTAATTTTGCTACTTTGGCTCATTTGCAGCATGCAAACGGTTCTACCGATAATTTAATTGTCAACGTGTTTGCTTGGGCTGAAGATATGGAGTTAGCTATCCCCACCATGCATGATGTAGTTGGTTTGTCTGCTCAGTCGGGTAATGAGCAAGCTGAGGCAGCAAACAATGGTATAATTTCCACACCTGCCACTGCTGTTGCGCGCACTGCTGGCGTTCTTACAAAAATTCCGGCAATTAGACCGTATGCTATGGCAGTGGAAATGGCATCTTCATCTATTGCAAGCATTGCGAGAGTTTTTGGTTTTTCAAGGCCTAGTAATTTAGCTTTAACAAATATAAGGCCTACTGTCACAAGCTCTTTGTGTCTTGGGAATGTACCAGACAATTCTCAGAAGCTGTCTTTGGACCAAAATCAATCTGTCACAATTGATCCCCGTGTTGCTGGCATGAATGAAACAGACCCATTGGCCATCAAGTACATAGCCCAGCATGAATCATATTTGGCGACTTTTCCTTGGACGATAACTGACACGAAAGACGATCTGCTCTGGAATAATAGAGTTGATCCTCGATTGTGGCGACAAATTGATGATACCTTCGCATTTACATCGACTGCTCTTGTTAGCATGCCGTTTCAATATTGGTCTGGATCCCTTCGCTTCAGATTCCAAGTTTGCTGTTCTGCCTTTCACAAGGGTAGATTGGCTTTTGTGTGGGATCCCTCATATGTGAAGCCCT